AGATCCTACGATGCTTAATCTAGAACCATTATCTGTAGCAGGACTTGTCGTACCAATACCTACGGATCCACCTGTAGTGAATATATTACCAAGTGTATTTGAACTTCCAGTAGCCAACAAATTTGTTGTAGCTAAGATCGTACCAGCTGTTAATCCTGTGCTCAAGTTTAATGTACCTGAACTCGTGTTTGAGGAGACTAAATTTGTATTAATCAAAGTCCCAACGGTACCTATAGTTATGTTAGCATTTGTAATAGTTGCTAATGCCGTAACATTAATATTACTAGACGTAATATTTGTATCAACTACATTTGTTGTAGTTATATTCACAGTTGTTAAAGTCCCGCCGATAACTAAATCACCAGACAAACCCATACTACCACCTGTAAATGTTGTAGCTAAGATCGTACCTGCACTAATCGTTGTACCTACCATATTTGTAATTGTGCTGTTTGTTGCGTAAAGTGCACCTGAAGTTATAGATGTTGTAATTCTTGCAGTTCCACTTACATCAAGTGTGGACGTGGGATTAGTTGTATTGATACCGACATTTCCACCAATAAATCTTCTCGATAAACTCATATATATTATATATGAATATAAAAATAAATTCATATAAATAAATTTTCATATAAAATACATCGCCACGTAAATTATACATCGCCACGTAAATTATACATCGCCACGTAAATTATACATCACAACGTAAATTATACATCGCCACGTAAATTATACATCGCCACGTAAATTATACATCACAACGTAAATTATACATCACAACGTAAATTATACATCGCCACCACGTAAATTATACATCGCAACGTAATTATACATCGCGTAATTGTAACCCGGTCCAACCTTTATAGGCTTTACCATTAAGAGAAGAATCCTTATATTTCTCATCTAATGTACGGAATTTAAACTTTATATATTTTTCTATTTCCTTTTTATATTTACTTGATAAACTCGAATGTATTTTTGGTTTTCCAGTATACAATTCACAAGCTTCTTTTAATTTTAAGATACCATCAGCCTTTTCTTCTACATTTTCATCCATCCAATTATGGAAATCATTGTTTTCTTGACGATACTCGTTGGTCTTTACTTGAACTTCAATTGGTTCTTTTACATCTCTAAAATAATAATCTAACAAAATTTTCATAAAAGTTTGACGCCAAGTAACGTCTTCACGCATTCTTGATGGTAAAGTACGATCTATTTTGTATTCGTTTACATCAGATGGATCATCTACGAATCTCGATGGAAAATCTATCACGCGAATACGTCTCCATAATGCTGTATCTTCACCTTTGATATCTGGTAATTCGTTACAAGCTAAAAACAACTTTGCTTCCATTACAAAACTCACAGCCTCTTGATACAATCCTCTTGCTACAATTTCTTCACTACCTGTAAGTTCCTTTAGTAAACCAATGTTTATCTTTTCTCCATCTTCAGGTTCACTCAAGAATGCAAAACGTTTGTGTAATAATTTTATTTTTTCAGTATTGGCTTCATTTGCATTGTTACGTTTACGTGTCAATAACGTTACTTCTACTTTTTCTCCAAAATCACCCATAGCTAATTTCATTAAATTTAACAATTGACTCTTACCATTAGCACCAGTGTCACCTATAAACATTAAGAAATACGTATTAGGAATATCACCATTTAAACATTCACTCATTTTTTTCAATACATAATCTCGTACACCTCGACTTGGCAATATTTGTTCCAAAAAAACAAGTACTTCTGGATTTTCAGTTGTTGTAAAATCATAATTAACAGTAAGATTGATATAATCATCTTTTTTCGTTTTTCTAAATTTGTTTTCTAATAAATCATACACACCATTTGTAAAAGGCACAAGATGTTTTTTACTATTTAAATTATTGGTAAATGATTCATCATTATTATAAATCTTGGCACCTTTTATAATATCATCCTGAAAACCCGGTTTGTGAAATTTGTTAATTAAACTTTTAATGTTCTTGTTCAAAGTCATTGTAGTTTCATTTGTAAATTTTGTATCATAATGTGTTTTTATTTTATCAAACATCTTTGACAAATCTATAATCATTTTTTTCATTTCTATATTATCATTATCACATCTCCATATAGAACCTGTGAAAAAATACCAGTTATTACGAGAATACACAAAATCTTTATTAATTGTAAATAATAATTTTGAAATCATTGTGATTTTATGACCATCTAACACTTGATTTATAATATTTGTAACTTCCTTGTTTTTGAATATACCACTATCCAATTTTATATCACAACTAAATTCCTGTTCAGAGTTATTATAAATATTTATAATGTTATTTATAGTTCCGTGATTCACAAGTTGATTGTAATTCATCCAAAAGTTATTTAATTGTTTATACCTATCATCCAATGGTATAACTTGATTTTTAGGAAATACTGCAGCACATACTTTACATTTTAAACAATAACCATTATCACTTATTTGATGTTCCACATTACATTCTGGACACTTTCCTTTTAAAACTGCAACTAAACTTTTATCTGAAACATTACCTCTAAATATCATCGCTTTCCTATCAAACTGAACTTCCTTTACATCCTTGTCAAAATTCTCATTAATATAATTTTTACACTCTACAATTGCGTGATCAATCAATTCAAGTTCTTGCTGATTTACTCGTAAACATTTTTTAATCACTTCATTTACTTCCTTTGGATAATTCTCCAGTTTTATTTCATTATATTTGTATTCGTTACATTCTTTATTATGACACTTTTGTTTAGCACTACTTGTATCTATAACAACATATTGATTATTTCCTCTATGTTCTTTATCTAAAAATGGACAATAACGTTCCATTAAAGCTATAACAATACAATTGTGAATTTTGTCTATAAATACATCTCTTATTCTATTTGGGAAATGATGAAAGTCTTTTTGTACAAACTTTCTAATATTTATCTTATCTTCATTATTCAAATCTTCTGGTATATTTACAACTAATTCTTGAGATCTATCATGTCTACCAGATCTGTCAGGTCTGTCAGATTTGTCAGGTCTGTCAATAACAACATCTATAATCCCATCTATAATGTCATCTATAATGTCATCTTCTACATCAAAAATACTATAATCATCATTGTGATAACCTATAAATGTTTCTATATCTGTAAAATCATCACTTGACTCTGATTTTACTAAAGGTCTATTTTCATTTGGTTTAGAACTGTAAATAGTTCTAAATAATCCTTCCCTATAAACACTAGGATCAATTATATATTTATTCTCACAATCTTTATATTCGTGTAAATTTAACTTCCTATATAAATTTTTCAATACATTTACATTCTCAAATAATATCTCCTTGTCATCTTTGTAAAAACGAATAATAACATGAAATGACAACTTCTTATCAGAATGAGATTCTAAAATAATACATTTAGTCGTCACATTATCATACAATCCATTTACCAATTTTTTTATACTATTTATACAAACATCCAAAATCAACTTGTGATTGTAATAAAACAAATCGCCTTTTGTATCTTCACTTTCATCTGTTTGTGTTGTTTCAAGTTCTTGAATTGTTGTACCTTCAATCCGTTCAATTTCTGTCGTTTGGGTTATTTCTGATGTTGTTTCTGATTTTGTTTCTGATGTTGATTCAGATGTTGTTTCTGATGTTGTTTCTGATGTTGTTTCTGATTTTTCTTTTTTATATTTGTAAATCTCAATATCATAAAAAAAACACACTGGTTTATTAGCAGATATACATTCATAAAAATCAGGTCGTTTACTATCTTGAATAAGTTTTAAAAAACTTTGATAATCTTTTAATAAAAAATATTTGGTTATATTTCTATTACAAAGTATTTTGTTTTTGGACGTTGACAACTTATTTAAAGCATCAGCCTTTGTATCAAAATAACTTATATTTGACATATTTTATTCACCTTGATAGTGTAAAATAAAATATGTTTTAAATTAATTCTTACCTACAAAAAATAAAAAAAATACATTAGTTATTATACATTAGTTATTTTATTTCAATATCTAATTTGTCAGCAACAATCCATCCTAACATTGCAAATATTTGGTCACCAAAACGATTAATTAAACTATCTGGTGATCTTTTACCACCAGGCCACCAAGGTATTTTATCAATCTTTTGTGTCATTGATGGAATATTTTCAATATATTCAAATATAAAATGTATAATAAACCAATGTGTAAAAGAAATATGATAAAATCTAACTATAACTCCTACTGAAAAATGTAATAAAGAATACTGATCCATAAAATTAATACCCATCCTAATATAAATATACTCAATAAATAAAATTATCACATGATTTAAAATTTATTATCGTATTATATTAATATGTTATTGGTTAAGAAATTTACAAAAATTAAAAAACTTTTTTGGTATCGTTTTTTGTATGATATACGTATAAATACTAATCAAAATATACATTACATTAAAAATGATATAAAAAATTATGTAGATAATTTTGAACGTTACGAGGAACGTTACATAAGAAATGTTATTATTAAATCTTCTATATTCGATTATAAAGATGATAGTTTAGAGTATTGTATAAGGAAGGAAATTGTAACTAATACATTAATATTAACATGTGATGATTTAATAGTTTTACATATAGATAAATCTGATATAGATCGATTTTATTTATTACATAAAGATTCTATACAATATAAATTTTGCATATATGAATATGTTACTGGATACATTGTATTTTGTGTTTCTCATAAAAAACATGAATTAGATACAGATATTATATCATTTAAAATTAGTAATTTTTGTAAAATTAGATCGATATTATTTTCGTATTTTATAAATAATAAACTTTCGTATTTTATAAATAATAAACTAACATGTGATTTTTTTGGAAGTAATACAGTAATATTAAACAATAATATTCAAACATACTACAATAAAGATTTTCACTACAACACATATAAATTTTATAAAACGATTGGGTTTGGTCAACAAAACAACACCTTGTATTTATTTATAAATATTATTATGAATTATGTAAACGTTTTTAAAACATATCCTCTTAGTTTATTACATATTTAATTAATTAAAATATATTTAATTATTATATTTTATTAATTATTTATCAGAATTTTATTAATTATTTCTTTTAATTTGATTTATTTTGATTCAAGATTTATAATTCTTGCTAACATATCTTGGTATTGTTGTTGTAAAGTTGCCAATTCTGTTTCTAAATTTGATACTTTTTGTTTTTCTTCTTGTAATTGTCTATCTACTTCTTGAAGTGCTGCTACTGCTACTGTAAATATAGCATCTTTATTCAATGTATGGAAATCATCAACTTCAACACCATAAACAAATGTATTCACACCCTTTAATTCACCCTTTACTTTGAAAATATCCCCAGATACAATTTCGTGTAATTCTAGATCTGTATTCATATCATTTTCATCGAAAAATCTTACACGTGAGTTACTATTTTCAGATGTCAAATTATGTTGTTTGTTATCAACTAAAGTAACCGTTGTAATATCATTTGTAGAATCGTAACTTACTGTTGCTGATGTCATTATACTTGGTATAAAATCTTTTACCAAACCACTTGCAGCTGGTAATACCCCACGAACTTGTTGTGCAATAAACCCGTACACGTAATCTGTACCACGTTTGTATTCATCAATATAACGATAACGTTTAGGTTCGATCTGTCTTAGAATACTTAGTGATTCTCCATCTTCAATCTCGATAATGTCCTTTTTAATACGTTGATCTGATACACTTACAAAACCTTGTCCTGCCATCATAAAGTTTTGACTGTAAATACTAACGTCATAACTAGTTGTTTGATTTTGCCAACCATATACATTATACCAACCAGCATAACCACCAATACTACCTGAATTACTAGATCCGAAAACAGTAAGTGGGTAACTACCATTCGAACCACCGATAGTAACACGTCCAGTACCCGCTATGTGTATTGCGGATGTACTACCATTAACAGTAAAAGTCAAACTACGATCACTTTCCTGATGTACAATACGACTTCTAAAATCAATCGTATCTGGACCAAAATCTATATATGATGCATTTGAACCTTGTAATTCAAATCCTGTCCATCCGCCTGTGCCTGGAGTGTTTTTAACCGTTAAACTACCACCATTTATTACTGCATTCCCATCTATTACTGCACTTCCATTTACGTGTAGCTTTGCAGTTGGCGTAGTCGTACCAAGACCTAAGTTTCCTGAACTTGCAAGAGTCATTTTGTATTTATCATATAAATCACTAACAATAAAATTCAAACTACGATCAAATTCCTCATGTATAATACGACTTCTATAATCAGAACCAGGTGGACCAAAATCTACATATGCTCCAGTAACACCATTTAATTCAAGTGCACCATAACTACTATAATATCCTCTTATCTCTAAACTACCTTGTATTAGTGTATCGCCTACAACTTGTAGACTTCTAACTAGATCAGTCGTGTTGATACCAACACGACCCGCCGAAACATTCAAGGTAGAATATGGGGTAACACCCATACTTAAGTAATTAACAAAACCAATACCGGTAGGATGACTAACAAATTTTATATTAGCATGATTAAAAAGATCATCTGATTTTCCTAATAATATACTTGTACTACCACCTGTTGCTAAATTGGGTTGATACATTTTTAAAAAATTACCACCAGAATTTCCACTATCATTGAGTTCTAACTTTGCACTTGGACTAGCCGTACCAATACCCACATTTCCATTTAAATTAATTATACCAGAACTAGTTATATTGATTTTACTTGTACTACTTGCACTACCAGGTGTGTAAATAGAAAGTATATCACCACTAAAACCATTTATATTCCAACCAGTTTCTATCATTTTTGTTGTACCACTAGGCCAAACTGATGCTAATTCAGGACTTACCCTTATACATTGACCATGTGGAATTCCTAAATCTCCACCTACGACGTGAAGTTTAACACTTGGACTAGCCGTACCAATACCTACGTTACCTGCTGCATTTATCACCAATCTATCCCAAGTATTGTTTGTTCCAAAATTTAAACCTCCATTTTGTTGATTCGTAAGATACATAGTTGTACCATCACCATATAAGTAACCACTTCTATAACCAGCAACACCACTTGTTCCCAAAT